CATAGACAAAAATGGATAGGTGCACCAAAAACTTATGATCAGCCACTAGCTTGGCCACGTAGGTTTGTACCTAACCGTAATTCGATAAATCAGGGATTCAGAGGAGAGTTAGAATATATTGATGTAAACACACCAGTAAGTCTAACATTCCAATATATCGATGATGATTCGATTCCTCAATTCTTGAAAGATGCTACTGCAGAATTAGCAAACTTTTTATTGTTAAGAGGCAATAGCGACAAGAATGAGTTATCTATCTATGATGACGATATCGACAGCATCAATCTTGGTGGTGCATTGAATATCCAATTTAATTCTAGCAAGAATAATATTGCGATAACCGATATGCCAGATGCAGTTCTTAATATTGTAAGAGACTTTTTGAGAGAGGTAACAGAAGCTGATCCTAATTACTTAGGTGCTCAGTCTATACCATTAATCAGGAGTTAATTATGAGCATAGGAACTAAGATTCCACCACTGTTGACTAAAATCGACAGATTGTTGGAAGCACAAGGACTCTATGTTACTGTAAACTTTACAGATACAACAAATGAAATATCTAATTACGATCCTATCACTGCGACATATTCTACTGAGTCTTCTACTCTCTACTCTTTCAAAGGAGTATTGATAGAGAAGTCTTTAGATAATCAAAGTGAGAATTCGTATGGTGGAGGAACACAACTTATTGTGATTCCAGACCAAATTAGTTTTGATGTAGCTGTAGATCAGGTTTATACAATCAACGAACAAGATTGGAAGGTAGAATCCTTTACAATTGCTCCATTAGATTCGGTTTATACAATCAATCTAAGGAGGAAATAATGAAAAGAAAAATTGATCTGGGTAATTTAGGTCATGCTGTGTCTTTAGAAGTTAAATCTCAGAGTGCTTTAGAATATAAAGCAACTGCGTTTGAAGTCTTTTCACAGGTGATCCAAAATACTCCAGTTAAAACAGGTAGAGCGAGAGCGAATTGGAATATATCATCGGAGACTCCAGACTTTTCTACTACTAACTCCACTTCAAACACTACTAATTTGTTTGATGATAATTTAGACAACTTTCCCAATGTATATGTGGCGAATGGTCTAGATTATGTTGTAGATTTAGAAAATGGAAAGTCTAAACAGGCTCCAGCTGGTATAATCAATCCATCAATCGCTGCAGCTATGGCATCTAGGAGGAACAAGTAATGTATGAGCAAATCAGACAGATAATTGAAACTCGTGTTTTGCGTAATAGTGGCAGTCTTCGTACAATATCATTTCCAGTGTATCTGGAAGGAAGAGAATTTGATCAACCGACAGGGTCTAATTGGGCAGTTATGTTCATCTCAGAATCATCTAATCTTAAAGATGAATTCAACTCTGATCTAACAGAAGGAAACTTAGTTTCTGGATCTATCAGATTTAAGTTGTATAGTCCACACGGAAGTGGTTCCAAAGCTATTCGAGGAATGGCTGATGAACTTAATGGATTTTTAAATTACTCTTCAGGTAACGAAGGTATCTCAGGTGTTACAGGAAATTTACAATTGCGTAATGGGAATTTAACACCAGTATCAGACGATGACGATGGTTATCTACAATACAACCTTGATTATATCTTTAATTATTATACCTAACACAAAAACCTAATAAGGAGAAAGTAAAATGGCAATCGCTGATATTTCAAATAAGTTTGTAACTTCTTTCTCGGAACTATATGTATCTACTACTGATACTACTTCTATCACTACTGCTGCAGCTCTAGAGACTGCAATCGCAGGTGACAAAGTAAATCTAGTTTCTGAGATCGGAACTCTTTCTAACGAAGCTAACGTAATTGAAACTCCTGAATTTGGTGAATCTTTTAAAGGTAAGTTAAGAGGACAGTTAGACGCTGGTCAATTAGACGCAGTTCTTTACTGGGCTCCACGTGACTCTGGTCACCTTGCTCTTAGAAATGCAGCTGAAGACGGAACACAAGTTTACGTTACTGTTAAATGGATCGACACTTCAACAGGTGCAGCAGGTTCTGGTAACGAAGGTATTGAGTACGCAACTTTCAAAGGTTTCGTATCTTCTTTCGGTATCGATACTGCATTTGATGATGTAGCTAAAGCAAACGCAACTTTCGTAGTTGACGGTGCTTTGAACTTCATTGCAGGTACTGCAGCTTAATAGAAGCAAACATTATAGACCTCAGTCTTCGGACTGGGGTTTATTTAAAAATTAGGAGAATGTTATGATTAGAATTGATAACACAGATGATCTAAGTGGTCATTCAGAAAAGTGTGTCGTGAAGAATAACCTAGACGGATCAGTATGTGTTCTATGTTTCTGCGAAGACACTCCAAAACAAGAATTAAAAGCAGATGATGAAATGACTGCAGAAGAAGTATTAGAGTTCATCATCGAAGATGAGGAAGAACCTCAAGAATAAATACCACAAACATATTCATACATATAGGAGAACAAGATGAATAAAAATGATATTTTCAACAATTACTCACTAAAGAAATCTACTGTTGATGTTCCTAATTGGGGTGGTGAGATTCATATCCAAGAACTTACAGCTAATGCCATGGAGTCCATGAGAAAAGCAGAAGGTTCAGAATTAGAAATGGCAGCAATAGTTGTTCTAAATGGTGTAATCACTGAAGATGGTAAACACATGTTTGATAATTCAGACAAAAAGAGAATATTAGATATGGCTCCCTCAAC